GGCTGGTACCCCGTACGTGCACAGCATTTATTCACGCCTTGGCGTGATCTCTCCCGGCTTCCGGCTTAAGCGGCCGGAGCTTATCGGCCAAGGGTCTACTCGCATGAACGTGTACAGCGTTCCTCAAACTTCGCAGTCAAGCGAAGACTCTCCTCAAGGCAACATGGCCGCGTTCGGTACTTCTCAGATAACTGGCGACCACGGATGTCGCTACTCGGCTACAGAACATGGGATGCTGATCGGTCTCATGAATGTGAGAGCCGATCTGACTTACCAACAGGGCTTGCCTCGCAAGTTCACGCGCAGGACGCGCCTTGATTTCTATGAGCCTCTGCTCAATGGACTCGGCGAACAAGCCGTACTCAATCGGGAAATCCGCGCTGTCGGCTGGACAGGTACTGGACCTAACGCCGACCTCCAAGTGTTCTGTTATCAAGAACGCTTCGCTGAATATCGGTATTTCCCGTCAATGATCAGTGGAAAATTCCGTTCCAATGATCCTCAAACGCTTGACGTTTGGCACCTATCGCAATATTTCAGCACGACACCTACGCTTTCTTCGGCGTTCATCGAGGAAAACGTGCCGATGGCTCGTGTGCTCGCAACCGGCGACACCGAACCTCACTTCTTGTCGGATATGCATTTCAGCTACAAGCACACTCGGATGATGCCGATGCGCTCCAACCCTGGAATCGATATCCTCTAATGTGTACCCGGGAACTCACGGCCTACCAGAATCCCTCTGGTGGCCGTCCCATCTTCGGATGGGAAGGAACCAGGGACGGTTTACCGGAGATCAAACTTCCATGCGGAAAATGCCCAGAATGTCAAAAAGATTATTACACTCAGTGGGCCGTTCGCGGCTCGCGAGAGCTCGCCCGATGGCCATCGAGCGTATTCATCACGCTCACCTACTCCCCAGAGCATTTGCCGCCCGACAACTCTTTAGACAAAAAGGCAATTCAAGATTTCATTAAACGCGTGAAGAGGCACTTTAGGTCGACGAAGGAGAACCCGATTAGACAAACGTACTGTGGCGAGTATGGCGAGCTAACTGGGAGGCCTCATTATCACGCAATTCTTTACAACTGCGACTTTGCGGACAAGAAAAAGCATTACGTATCTCCGCAGGGCCATCAGGTTTTTACCTCTGATCTTCTTAACCGGCTGTGGCCATTTGGCCACGCTGAGTTTGGATTCGCCCTGCCTGGGAGTATCGCTTACATCTACAAGTACATACTCAAGAAAAAATCCCGCAAAGAAAAAGAGCAACCCCTTATCATCGAGCGAGATGGGATCACGTACGAAGTCGCCCACGAGTTCGTCGAATCATCTCGCAATCCAGGTATCGGAGCCGCTCTGCGAGGCTCCGACTCCCTGAAAAAAGGCTTTCTAGCCAACGATGGTGTCAAACAAAAAATCCCCAAGTACTACATGGAGGACTTGAAAAAGTCCGACCCACGCCTCTATGAGGCTATCAAGGATAAAAAACACGATTTCGCGGCCTCGAGGCCGATCGAAACTCGTTTACGCAAACAGCAAAAAGAAGAAGCACAAAAGCTGTTGACCAACGCTAAGCGGAAGCTATAGTGACTGACACATGGATACACTAGATGTCGATGGTCAAACCTTCACAAGGAGCATGAAAATGCAACAACCAGTACTCAGCGTCTTTGACGCAAAAACGGGTCTCTATGACCCTCCCTTCATCGTCCGCCACCAGGGCGAGGCGATGAGGCAATTTGGCATCCTGAAAGAAAACCAGGAGACAAAATATGGAAAAACGCCGTCTGATTTCATTCTCAGACAGATCGCCACGTTCGATGACGAAACTGGCGTCTTCACCAACGTACAGGCTATGGACCTGTCATGACCTACTGGCTCAAAAAACTCCCAACAGAAAAGCCCGTTGCAGTCGTTGACTGCACGGACTCAGAATGTTGGACAGAACAAGAGCACAAAGATTCGTGCGATATTAACCTCATGCTGAAAGCGCAGGAGCGCGGCATGATGATCCGCGGTTCCAATCGTGAACCGCAATACGGCGTGGACGACACAACCATGGATGGTCTGTCGTTCCGCATTCAAAAAGCAAATCTTGAGGAGGTACTCCTCAATGGTCAAAAAGAGTTCACCGAAGAAGAACTCAAACTATTCCCAAAAGACATCATCGAAAAATTCGGGTACAAGCTCAAAAAAGAGGCTGCACAACCCAAGGCGACAAATGACGATAAAACGACAAAAAAGCCGAAGGAGCAGCCTAAAAAACAAGCAAAACAACCCGAAGAAAACAAAAGCGATGATTCAGAAACTGGCGACTCGTAATCGAGTCGGCAGTCAGGCCCCGCAAGGGGCCACTCTCTAATCGCCCGTTAGCGGCGCATTAAAAAACAAATTCACATCTACTCCTACCCCGGCGAGCGATCGTTCAACAGCGAGCCCATTAGCGCGCATACGCGCGCTTCCACGGGCCGCTTGACGGCCACGTTGGCCCGAAGGGACACAAATACCGGGTCACGAAGACCCGGCAAAGCCATCCACGGCGTTTGAGGGCACCTGGAAGGTCCCAGGAGGGTGTTAGGGAGGCGCGGGTAGCGTCCTCCCTTACAAAACCAAGTAACATAAAATATGTTACACAAAACACCCCAGACCTTGGGGTCGTCCGGAATATAACTTACTTGTTAATTATATTCCGGACTGACACCATCAAAAACAACTGTACAATTTCGGGCGTTTAGCCGAAATTACAACCAATCAAAGGAGTTCTCATGCAACGACGCCCGGTAAACTTCAAAAAATCCGCCAAGAAGTTCAAAAAACAAGCACGTAAAGTGCACAAGAAGAACACGCCTAGCTACCGCGCAGCTCGCGGTGGAATCAGGCTGTAAAATGGATCCGTTAACTGCCGGTGTAATAACCGGCGGCCTGTCCCTGATCGGGACAAAAATGGCCAACGAGGAGTCACAAAAAAATGCTCAAAAACAGATGGACTTTCAGGAGAGGATGTCAAATACCGCCCATCAACGCGAGGTCTCCGATCTTCGCGCAGCTGGCCTCAACCCAATCCTTTCGGCTCTTGGCAATGGGTCTTCAACGCCAACAGGAGCCGCTGGATCTGTGTCAGATTACGCCCCTGGAATTAGCAAGGGCGCTGAGACAGCCCTTGCACTCAAGCAACAAAAAATCCAACAGGCAATGACAGGTGCTCAGATTGGCAACCTGGAAGCTGACACCAACAACAAAGCTGCCGAAGGACAGCTAAAGGTCGCACAGACCAAATCGGCAACTGCCGATGCACAGGCAAAAGCAATCCAGTCTCAACAACTGAAGGAGATGTTCCCTCATCTCGTAAAAAAGGCGAAAGCCGAAGGTGACTGGTCAGAAATCAATCAAGTGATGGGAGTGCTTAACTCCGGCACATCATCTGCCGCCGACTTACTGTCGATCGGCCTCAAAATACCCAAAGTCAACATGCCGTTTCCGAAGAAAACGCAACCTGCTAAACCGTAAAAGGACATACGATGTTTAAAACGAAAGACATGCACATCCAGGGCCCGCAGATCAATCAATTCAACAACGTTGCACCAATGAAAATGCCTCGAAGCACGTTCATTCGTGACTTCGCATCTCGCACCACGTTCAACGCAAACAATCTGATACCGATTATTGTTGATGAGGTTCTCCCGGGAGACGACATCAACATCAGGCTTACGGCTTTCACTCGCATGAGCACGCCGATCAAGCCGCTCTTCGACAACCTCTACCAGGAAACTTTCTGGTTCTTCGTTCCCAACCGTCTCGTGTGGGACAACTGGGAGAGGTTTCAGGGTCAGCAGACGGACCCGGGCGACTCTGTCGCGTACACGATTCCTGTGCTCGATCACACGACTGGCGTTCTGGCAACAACAGGCTTCACGAATGAGTCGATTTTCGACTACATGGGAATGCCTACGCTAGTTCCTCGCCTCCGCGAGATCTCAGCTCTCTACAACCGCGCGTACCAACTCGTGTGGGACGAATGGTTCCGGGACGAGAACCTTCAGACTTCCTATCCCGTACCTCGAGGCGATGGTCCCGACGACATTACGCAATACGGTCTCCGTAAGCGCAACAAGCGCACAGCCTCCTTCACAAGCGGT